TATCGTTCAGCTTCTATGCCAATGCGCGCTTCACCTTTAACGCCAGCACCACCACGCTTCGCTACATGATGTACGTGGGATTTATGGGAACACTGAGCGCTGTTGTTGGCTGGATGGCTGACAAATGCTCCCTGCCACCACTCCTTACTCTTGTCACCTTTTCAGCTATCAGCCTGATATGCGGATTCATTTATTCAAAGTTCATTGTCTTTAGGGATGCGAAATGAAAATCTCGTTAGTCGTTCCGGTCTTCAATGAAGAAGCCACGATACCTATTTTCTATAAAACGGTTCGCGAGTTTGAAGAGCTAAAACCGTATGAAGTTGAGATTGTTTTCATCAACGACGGAAGCAAAGATGCGACTGAATCAATAATTAACAAAATAGCTGCATCTGATCCGCTCGTTATTCCGCTTTCGTTTACGCGAAACTTCGGTAAAGAACCTGCTCTTTTCGCGGGTCTCGACCATGCAACCGGGGATGCGGTCATTCCTATTGATGTCGATTTACAGGATCCGATAGAAGTTATCCCCCATCTCATTGAGAAGTGGCAGGCTGGCGCGGATATGGTGCTGGCTAAGCGCTCAGACCGCTCAACTGACGGGCGCATGAAGCGTAAGACAGCTGAATGGTTTTATAAGCTGCATAATAAAATCAGCAATCCGAAAATTGAAGAGAACGTCGGTGATTTCCGGTTAATGAGCCGTGAGGTTGTCGAAAATATCAAACAAATGCCTGAACGCAACTTGTTTATGAAGGGTGTCTTGTCATGGGTGGGCGGTAATACTGATGTGGTTGAATACGCCCGCGCTGAGCGCGTGGCCGGCGATTCGAAATTCAACGGCTGGAAGTTGTGGAATCTGGCACTCGAAGGGATTACCAGCTTCTCAACCTTCCCTCTCCGCATCTGGACATATATCGGGTTAGCCGTCGCAGGTGTTGCATTCCTGTATGGTGCCTGGATGATATTCGACACTCTGGCGTTCGGTAACGCCGTGCGTGGCTACCCTTCATTATTGGTATCAATACTTTTTCTTGGAGGTGTTCAATTGATAGGGATTGGAGTACTTGGAGAGTATATTGGTAGAATTTACATGGAAACAAAATCAAGACCGAGATACATTATCAAAAGGAAAAAATAATGAAGACTAAATATATCTTTATGATTTCCTTTTCGTTTTTTGTAATCTCAATAGTTAGCATCGCTATTTCAAGAGAAGGATACATAAGAGGTTCAGAATATGTCGGCAACAACAATGTAACGGAAAGTAAAAATATTGAATATAAAATAGAAGACTGCGATATAAAAGATAATAATTTACTTATTAAGGGTTGGATTGCAAAAATTGGCTCAAGCAATAAGGAAAGTATCGTTGGTGTAATATTACACAAAGACGGGACTGAGTACTTTATAAGAGCAAATCTTTTTTTTAGATGGGACATTTCATCTCAACTAAATTTAGTTCATAACGATAGTTTACCATATGGTAAAATTGGCTTCTCAGCATCGATTGCTGATATACCACAAGCCCCAAGGGAAATAAAAATTTATTTTAAGCATGACAATGTTGTTCATATTATAAACGCAAGGTGTCTTAATGAAAACAACTAAAATAAAAGTATATCAGCATGCTTTATTGGCATACTGTTTTATATATACTCTATTCTATTACAACTTCATATTACGCACCGATATAAATGATGATGACCATGGTTTTTCCATTTTAGCTTCAAGCAAAAGTGTATTTAGTATCTTATTAGAAAGATATAATAATTGGTCGGCTAGATTGCCTATTGACTGGGCGCTGTTTTCTCTTATTAACCACATTGAAATGTTAAGAATAATTTCAGCACTTCTTATGCTTATTTCCATAATGATTATGGCTAAGATAGGATTGAAAGACAACACTGAAATAAAAAATGAACATATAACTATTTCTTGTTTACTATTTTTATGCATTCCTAGCTACATAATGAATGACTCAGTATGGTGGGTTACTGGATCGTTTAATTACCTATGGCCATTAGCTATGTTTCTTATTGGTATAAGTAGGTTTTTCATAAATTATAAACATAAATTACTTGATGTTGCATGCATTTTTGCAAGTGGGTTCGCCATGTTTAGTGAACAACTTGCACTAACGACAATTATTATATTTCCATTACTTATTAAAATCAAAAAAACAAAAAAAAAGCTGAGCATTGAATCAATTCAGGCACTTTTTATAGCAGCATGCTTATTAACACAACTCCTTTCACCATCTAACGAAATTAGATTTTCTGCTGAGGTATTACGTGGATTCAACGACTATTATGATAAAACAATATTTGATAAAATTAGTTTAGGCACATCTTTGGTTCTTTGTTATTTTTTTGATGGTCGCAATGTAATTTTCTCCATATTGTTAGCAATGCTTTCGCTTCTGTTATATGAAAAAAGAAACAAACCAAACTTAATGCTGTCGCTATGTACGCTAGCCATGTCAATATTAGTATTCACTGGAATACTAAATACAAGTCAATTACTACCTGATAACGCTTTTGATTATATAAATATATATAAAATCATCATTTCATTATTGATACTATCTTTTGTTTGTATAGTTTTATTCTTTGCGGCTGAGGAAAATGGTGTGAGAGCATCATTTGTATTTATGTTATCAATATTAATAGTAATTATACTTGGTTACTCGCCGACCAGCTATGTTGAAAGACCAAGAGTATTTTATTTTTCAGCTGTGTCATGTATTTATATAGTAATTTTATTATATAATAGCTTTAATTCATTAACTTCACGGATTATATCATTTTTAATGATCGCTGCCTTCTTTATTATTGACATGTAAAATAATGTGTACATGGTAATATTAATTATCATGTACACTCATCAAAATATATACCAATGACATGCAACATTATAAATAGAGATGGATGGATTTTTAAAGTATACACAATTAACCTCAGGACACTTGCTTCAATGTATGGAAATTATCGTTAATTCTGGATGCAATCTGAGTCGCTATATCCGGTAACGCTGCCCCCATACCTAGAGGACAAAGAAGATATGACCTTCCCCCTGTAAACAGTGCCAGTCTAAACTGAAGTCTCCGGTCTTTCTTCCATCTCACAGAGAGGCGCATTGTCATGAAAAAGACCCGTTATACCGAAGAACAGACTGCATTTGCCCTGAAACAGGCTGAAACCGGCACCCGCGTCGGGGAAGTCTGCAGAAAGATGGGAATTTCTGAGGCCACATTTTACAACTGGAAGAAAAATTTGCCGGGCTGGGCGTGACCGAACTGCGGCGTCTGCGGCAACTGGAGGATGAGAATCAGCGGCTGAAGAAGCTGGTCGCTGAGCTGAGTCTGGATAAGGAGATGCTGCAGGAGGTACTAAAGCAAAAGTTCTGAGGCCGGCTCAGAAGCGCCAGGCGGTGACATTTTTGCTGGAGGCTTACCGTATCAGCGTCCGGCGGGGATGCGGGTTGCTGATGCAGAGCAGAACCGTTTACCACTGGCAGATCCGGCGTGATGCTCGGGCGATAACCCTGCGTATCCGGGAAATAGCGGAAACCCGGATACGCTACGGTTGCCCGCGTATTCATATTCAGTTGCGCCGGGAGGGATGGCCTGTTAACCACAAGAAAACCCACCGGATTTATTGTCCGGAAGGCCTGAACCTGCGCAGAAAACGCCCCCGCAGACATGTCAGTGCAGCACGCCGTAGCAACGCCCGATCCTGACGCATGTCGATCAGTGCCGGAGTATGGATTTTGTGTCAGATAATCTGTTTAACGGGCGGCGTTTTCGGGCGCTGACTGTAGTGGATAATTTTAGTCGGGAATGCCTGGCGATCCATGCCGGAAAATCGTTAAAAGGCGAGGATGTGGTCAGAATAATGGAGGCACTGCGGGTGCCGGATAAGCGGCTGCCGGTACGTATCCAGACGGATAACGGTAGCGGGTTTATCTCAAAAAGTCTGGATAAATGGGCGTATGAACAAGGCGTCACAATGGATTTCTCGCGCCCCGGAAAGCCGACAGATAACCCGTTTATTGAATCATTTAACGGCAGTCTGCGGGATGAATGCCTGAACATTCACTGGTTCCTGTCACTGGAAGATGCGCAGGAAAAACTCGACAACTGGCGCAGGGAATACAATCATGAGAGAACGCATTCATCATTAAATGACATGACTCCGGCTGAATTTATCCGAAGTCTCCGGAAAGACGAAGATCTCTGATTTAGCACTGTACTGAATTTGGGCCAGGGTCAATTTGGCCGGGATCTCAAAAAATGCATGGAACTAAAACGGGTCTATTTACAATAATACCAGCAAAAAAATATTAGAAGACAAATAAAGGCTCTGGTTGGCGATTTCCGGCCCTATATGCCATCCATATATAAGAACACCAAATTTAACCACAGCAATGAACCAGATCAGACCTATCGCCAATAACGCGCACGATACTATCTTCGTAGCCTGCTGATTGACTGAGATTGCAGCAATTATTGCCCATATAAGAAGAGTGTCCATGGCAGAAAACAGAAGTGGACCAGAAAATTAACTTAGCTGCAGAACGGTAGAATCCGGTTATTAGCTGGGATGAATTTGCGGGGGTATTATTCATGAGCAAAGAGTTTTACGCAAGACTTGCTGAAATTCAGGAGCATCTGAACGCACCAAAGAATCAATACAACTCGTTTGGTAAATATAAATACAGAAACTGTGAGGACATTCTGAAGGCTGTTAAGCCACTACTTAAAGGCCTGTTCCTGTCTATCAGTGATGAAATCGTGCTGATTGGCGACCATTATTACGTCAAGGCCACGGCGACCATTACAGATGGCGAAAATAGCCACTCGGCAAGTGCTATAGCGCGAGAAGAATAAAACAAGAAGGAAATGAATGCAGCTCAGGTTACAGGCGCTACAAGCTCTTACGCTCGCAAATATTGCCTGAACGGATTGTTTGGTATCGACGACGCCAAAGACGCTGATACTGACGAACATAAACAGCAGCAAAATTCCGCTCCGCGAAACAACCCCCCCTACTCCTGAGCAGATCCTGAAGGCATTTACTGATGCCGCAGCACAAAAAGACTCAGTTGATGAGCTTAAGCAGGTTTTTGCTAAGACATGGAAGATGCTTGAAGGCACTGATGAGCAGCAGAAAGCTCAGGACGTTTACAACATTCGCAAAGATGAACTTGAAGGAGCGATCGCTTAATGGCGCCTTCAATCACGGTACGACTAAACAAGCCAGCAAGAGAGTTTCAGGCTGAGGAAAATATCGGATTCAACATTCGTGCTGGCGTTCAGTATTACTGACCGTCAGACAAAAAAAGGAAGAATGGACAAGCTACAGTGCTAATGTATTTGCCAAGCCGGGAGATCAAGCAGATTTCTACCGTAGCGTTCTGGTTGAAGGTAGCGTTGTGGAAATTACCGGAGAAAATATCAAGGTTGATGTTTATCAGGGGCAAAATGGTCAATCAATCACTCTTGAATTGCTGAATGCAAAGCCAGGAGACGAGAAACCAAATTTCGATGTGAATGGCAACTCTCTGGTAATTCCGGATGACAGGATAAGCTGTAGTGAGCGAATGCCTGAGCAAGGTGCTTACATTTCAGCAGTGTCAAGGCATGGTGAATACGTAGCCGAGCAAGTTATCGACAACTGGCTAGACCTGCATGATGGAACATCATTCGAACTTGATGAAGTGTATCTATGGATGATGTTGCCTCCCCTGCCAGCAGTACCGCAGCAATAACAATCCTCGCACTCGCGGGGATTTCTTTTATCTGAACTCGCTACGGCGGGTTTTGTTTTATGGAGTGAATGATGATTCTTGTTATCAGCGCTACCTATCTTTGTCGCCGTGGGCGATATTGATGAAGCGGTTTACGCAAGTATAGCAATTTTCGGTTTTATTGAGCTTCTTGTAGAGATTGCTCTTCTCGCTTCAGTATTAGGAAAGTAACTATGGAATCACACAGCCTCACACTCGATGAGGCCTGTGCATTTCTCAAGATATCGAGACCCACCGCCACAAACTGGATTCGCACAGCCCGCCTTCAGGCAACACGTAAAGATACTTCAAAACCTAAATTCCCTTACCTCACTACCCGACAAGCCTGCATTGCGGCGCTTCACTCTCCGATGCCTACTGTCCAGGTGAGCGCGGGTGATGGCATAACAGAGGAACTGAAATGTCACTATTCCGCAGAGGTGAAACTTGGTACGCCAGTTTCACATTGCCGAACGGCAAAAGATTTAAGCAATCTCTTGGGACAAAGGAAAAAAGCAGGCAACGGAGCTTCATGACAAGCTAAAGGCCGAAGCATAGAGGGTAAGTAAGCTTGGAGAGACGCCTGACATGACTTTTGAGGAAGCCTGTGTCAGGAGGTTAGAGGAGAAGGCACATAAGAAGTCGCTGGACGATGACAAGAGTCGAATAGGATTCTGGCTCCAGCATTTTGCAGGGATGCAGTTGAAGGATATTACCGAAACGAAGATTTACTCCGCCATCCAGAAAATGACTAATCGGCGGCATGAGGAAAACTGGAAGCTAATGGATGAGGCTTGCAGAAAGAAGGGGAAGCAGCCTCCGGCATTCAAACCTAAGCCAGCAGCGGTAGCCACAAAAGCAACTCATCTTTCATTCATTAAGGCACTCCTCCGGGCTGCTGAACGCGAATGGAAGATGCTGGATAAAGCTCCGATCATCAAAGTTCCTCAGCCGAAAAATAAGCGTATTCGCTGGCTTGAGCCTCACGAGGCGAAAAGGTTGATTGATGAATGCCAGGAACCGCTAAAGTCAGTCGTAGAGTTTGCGCTTTCTACAGGCTTAAAGCGGTCGAACATCATTAACCTGGAGTGGCAGCAGATAGACATGCAACGAAAGGTGGCATGGATACACCCGGAACAAAGTCAGTCTAATCAGGCCATTGGCGTGGCGCTGAATGATACTGCTTGCCGGGTGCTGAAAAAGCAAATCGGCAATCATCACAAATGGGTGTTCGTCTACAAGGAAAGCAGCACCAAACCAGATGGAACTAAATCACCTGTAGTGAGGAAGATGCGCTATGACGCGAATATTGCATGGAGGGCAGCATTAAAACGAGCGGGAATTGAAGACTTCCGTTTTCATGACCTGAGGCACACGTGGGCAAGTTGGCTTGTTCAGGCTGGCGTTCCGATTTCTGTATTGCAGGAAATGGGTGACTGGGAGTCTATCGAAATGGTTCGCCGATATGCTCATCTGGCACCAAATCACCTGACTGAACACGCTCGACAAATTGGCTCGATTTTTGGTACTTCTGTCCCAGATCTATCCCACAGTAAAAACAAGGAAAGTACGAAAGATGTGTAAGTGACTGAGAAAATGGTGCCGATAATAGGAGTCGAACCTACGACCTTCGCATTACGAATGCGCTGCTCTACCAACTGAGCTATATCGGCCCTGAGAAGGGTGTGTTCACGCGGGTGAATCACGGGATAGAAGGTTAAAA